TCCGCGGCGAGGCGTTCCTCTACGCCACCGACCACTACGCCGACGAGCTGCCGCGCCGGTTCCTGACATTGAACCCGGACGCCGTCGGCGTCGAGTGGATCGACGGGCGCCGCGAGTACCTCGCCGACGGTGACCCGGTGCCGCAAGCCGACATCTGCCACTTGCGTTACCAGTCATGGCCCGGGCGCCTCCACGGTATTTCGCCGCTCGACTGGGCGGCCCGCTCACTGGACACCGCCTCGGCGCTGGAGAAGTACGCCTCGAAGCTGTCGACACGTGGCGGCATCCCGTGGGCCGTGCTGAAGTCACCGAAGAACATCGACGACACCCAAGCCGTCGACGCCCAGAACGCGTGGGTGGCGGCGTCGATGAGACGTGACGGCGCCCCGGCGGTGATCGGGAACGCCTTCGAACTTCAGCCGCTGAGCTTCAGCCCGGAGCAGATGGCGCTGCTCGGGCTACGCGAATTCGATGAGCGCCGCATCTGCGCCGCCTTCGGTGTGCCCGGCTACCTCGTGAACGTGGCGATGGCCGACGGGATGACGTACGCCAACGCCGCCGACGTGCGGATGGCGCACTGGCAGTCGACGCTCCGCCCGCTCACCCAGCTCGTCGGCGAAGCATGGTCGGCGTGGCTGCTGCCCCACGGGTCGCACATGGAGTTCAACCCGGACCGCTACGTGCAGCCGCCACTCGATGAGCGGGCGACGACGTACGCCACCCTGTACAACATCGTTGACCCGGCGACCGGGCAGCGGGCGATGGAAGTGGCGGAGATTCGCGCCGCCGAGCGGCTCACGTCATCGCCGCCCGGTTCGCAGCCCGCCGATAACGCGCAGGTGATGCGCCTGACCGGGTTCGCCGCATGAGCGACGACGTGGAGCTGCACGGGTTCGACGGTGAACCGGCGCCACCGGAGGTCCTCGCCGCCGTATCCCGGCAGGTGGCGCGGCCCCGCCTCCACGTGCCGCCGTCGACCGAGCAGGTTCACACGTTCTTCGGGCGGATGGCCGAGGCGATCAAGCAGGCGGGAGGGCACCCGAGATGAGACGTTCGTTCGAGACGGTGCTGGACATGACCGAGAACGAGGTGTACGGCCGGATTCTCCCGTTCGGCGATCAGGCCCACATCCGGGAACTGGACAACGCCGGGGACCTCGACGAGTACGACGAGGAGTTCCTACCCGGCTGCACACGGCGGATGCAGCAGATCGCCGCCCGCCGTGGTGGCGCCCCGGCGTGGATCAGTTTCACCGTCGACCATGATCGCTCGATGGACGCCCGCCTCGGGTTCTGCTGCGCCCTCACCGAACGCGATGGAGACGGCGCCTTCGGCCGCTTCCGACTGTACGAGGGTGCACATCTCGACAAGGTCCGTTCGATGCTGGAGCAGTCGCACAAGGGCCTGTCGATCGAGTTCACCGACGTGGTGCCGCCCCACGTGTCCGGCTCGTTGCGTCAGCGGGTGCAGATCAACGTGTCCCACGTGACCGCCACGCCGATCCCGGTGTACGAGTCCGCTGGCATCCTGGCGATGCGTTCGGTCGAGAACCCGCTCGCCGGTGGCACCCCGAACCTGGACCGGGTTCGGGCGATGCTCGCCGCGTCCGCCTGATGCCGGGACCGCCGCCGGTCGTCCGTCTCAGTGGGACCGGACTACTCGTCGTTGACTGGCCGGACCCTCGCCCGGAGTCGTTCGTGATCGGCTCCGACTTGTTCGGTGCGATCGTCAACGAGCTGAACGCTCATCGCGCCGGGATCACCGGAGCGAACGTGCTGCGCGGCATCACGCGTGACCCGGTGACACCGACCGGCTAGCCTCCGTCCTCAGCAACGACCACCCGGCTGCGCGGCCGGGACGCGGCACCCCGCCAGACGGGCACCCCGACACGTTCGGACACCCCCGGCGAGCGGCACCCCGATGCGATCGAAGCGGAACCCCACCCGCCTAGAACAATCGGAGGTGCCCGCCATGGGCAACAAGCTCGCCGAGCGGCTCGAAGCCGACATCACCAAGAAGCGGTCCCTGATCGAGGGACTCTCCGACCGTGCCGTCGATGAGGGCCGCGACCTGTCCGAAGACGAGATGGCCACGATCGGCTCGTCGAACGACGAGATCGACAAGCTGAAGCGCCAGCTCGATCTGCTCGTCGCCGACATCGAGATCAGTGAGGGCACGCAAGCGAAGCTGCGCAACCTCGGCTCGGCGGCGGTGGCCGGAGACTTCCACTACCGCTCGGCCGGACAGCTCCTATGGGACGTGCTCCACCAGTCCGACCCGGAAGCACGCGCCCGCTATCAGCGTGTGATGCGCCGCGCCGCCGAGCACATGGGCACACTCGCCGCTAACACGACCCCGGTCGCCGGGGACCTCTCCGGCCTCACGGTGCGCCCGGTCGTCGGACCGGTGTCGGATCCGACGCCGAACGGGATGCCGTTCGCCACGGCGCTCGGGATGCAGGACATTCCGGCGTCGGACGGCTTCGGGTTCTCACGCCCGTTCCTCGTGGACGACAACTTCGAGACCGGCGTCGCCAAGCAGACGTTGGAGAAGGCGGAGCTCGCCTCGAAGGCGTTCAAGATTCAGGTGACGAACGTGCCGCTGGCCACGTACGGGGGCTATCTCAACTGCTCGGTTCAGTTGCTCAGCTTCAGTCCGTCGTCGCTCGGCATCATCATCAACCAGCTCCGCCGCCGCCTCGAGTATCAGATCGACACCGCCCTGCTCGCCGAGATGCAGCTGTCGACAGGGAAGGTGACGCTCGCCGCCGACGCCGACGCCGCCGCCGTGGTGCAGGCGATCTACGACGCCGCCGCCGCCTACTTCGCCGTGACCCGCCAGCTGCCGTCCTGGATCGCCATGGGTCCGCTCGGCTGGGCCCGCCTCGGCGGACTCACCGACCTGGCCGGGCGTCCGCTGTTCCCGACGCTGGGCGCGGCGAACGCTCCCGGGTCGATGGCGGCGACGTCGTTCGCTGTGACGGTGGCGGGGCTGACACCGGTGCTCACCCCGGGCATCGACGACGCCACCTACTGGGTGGGCGGCTCGGACTCGCTGGAGGGCTACCTGTACCGGTATCCGGTGCTGGAAGCGGTCGAGCCGTCTGTGCTCGGCCGTCAGGTGGCGGTCGCCGCGTCCACGGCCGGGTATCGGCCGACGCCGTTCGCCAACGCCACCATTCACGTCGCACCGTGACCCGAGGTCTGCGCCCGCCTCACTCCTTCGGGGCGGGCGCAGACACAGCGCAAGGAGGAACGCCATGACGGACGAGCTGCTCCGCTACTACGACCAGTCGATCCCGCCGGACCTGTTGACGCCGCCGGTCCCGCCGGTCGTCCCGTCGACGGGGGCGACCGCTGGCATCCCGGGCACGTGGACGCCGCCCGGCTCGACGCCACCGGCCACCGTCGCCGCGCTCATCGCCGCGGCACCGCCGATCGCCGCCACCCCGACGGCGGCGTGGACGACCGGCCAATACGTGCAGACCGCTACGACCGGTGTCGCCGGTCGTGCCCACTGGTCCGGCACCGCCTGGATCGCTGGTGCTGCCACCGTCGAGGAGGAGGAACCGACGCCGTGAGCGGTCCGACCCTCGCCGACTTGAAACGGCGCCTGAACGTCACGACGCCTTCGACGGCCGACGCCCAGTTGCAGTGGGTGCTCGACGTGGCGACGGCATGGGTGAACGACCGTGTCTATCTAGTCGACCAGGACCCAGACACACGTCACCCGGAAGTCGTGGAAGCGATCCTGTTGCAGGCGTCGCGCTGGTACGCCCGCCGCAACACACCGGAAGGTGTCGCCGGGTGGAACGAGCTCGGCGTCACCACCCTCGCCGCGGGCCAGGCGCAGGGCGGCACGTCGGCGATCATCGGCCTCGACCCGGACGTCGCCGCGCTCCTCGAACGCCACGAGGACTACACGAAGGTCGGGTTCGGATGAGCGACCTCGCTGCCACCCGGCAGCGTGTGTTCGATCTCGTCAACGGGTCGACGGAGCTGCCCGTGTTCCGCTGGCTGCCCGGCACGACGGACGACCTGCCGTGCTTCGTGATCGGGCGCCCGGACCTCGATGAGCAGCCGAACGTGCGGGCGATGCAACAGCTCACGATCCCCGTCTACGTGCTCGGGCGCACCCTGCGCGACGACGACGCCCAAGCCCAGCTCGACTCGCTGGCCGACGAGCTCACCGACCTGCTGTGGAAGCCGCCGCAGGAACCGGGCCAGTCGATGCGCCTCACCCGTCTCCGGGCCACCGTCGTCCCGGTCGCCGGAGTCGACATCCCCGCCTACACCGCCACCGTCATCGCCGCCACCGCGCCCTGCCACTAACCCTCGGAGGTCCCATGTCCGCAGCAGCAATCTTCCAGATCGAGAACGGCGTCCTGGCGCTGTCACTCGTGGGAGCATCCGACCCGGCGGCCTGGCAGGCGCCCGGCGGCAAGACGGCCGACACGGTCACCGCCGCCGACTACACCAGCGGCGCCGGGATCGGCGTCGACTTCAGCTGCCAGGTCCAGTCCGGCGCGCTCGCCGCGTCGCCGAACACGTCCGACAACACGACGGACGCCACGTTCTGCCAGCCGCCGGTCGTCACCACCCAGGTCGGTGTCACGTCGTACGAACTGGACGCCACCATCCTGCAGGACCCGCACGTCGCCGACGGCATCTCCCGGTTCCTCTTCCAGAACGACACCAAGCTCTGCTACTTCGCCCTCGGCCTCAACTCGTGGGGTGCCCCGAAGGCGATCGGCAAAGTGCGCTGCGTCGCCGGGGCGTTCGGCGGCGCCGCCCGCGCCGACCTCACCGCCGAACTGGCGTTGCCGGTCGAAGTCAAGCCGGACATCCAGTGGGGCACCGACGCCGAATGGGTGATCGTCGCCGGGGGCGGCACCATCACCGAGGGCGGCACTGGTGGAGTCGCCGCCACCGGGGCGACCGCTGGCATCCCCGGCACGTGGACGCCGCCCGGCTCGACGCCGCCCGCCACCGTCGCCGCGCTCGTCGCCAGCTCGATCGTGGCGTCGCCCACGACGGCGTGGACTACAGGCCAATACGTGCAGACCGCCACCGCTGGCACCGGCGGGCACGGCTACTGGGATGGGGCGGCGTGGGTCGCAGGCACCGCGGCCTGATGCGGTGGCCACGTTCGAGGAAGCCGCCACGGCGCTAACCGAACGCGCCACCGGGGCGCCCACCATGACCACCGCGGCGACGGCGATGGCGGACGCGCTCACCGATGTCGCTTCGGGCTACATGGGTGGCGACCTCACGCTCGGCCGGGCCGGGTCGGCGACGATCGAGGGCTCCGCCGAGTCCGGGGCGGCGCACGTCACAACGGGTGGCGTCTACGGTCTCGCCGACGTCGGCCGGTCACGGTCCCGCCGCGCCTACGCCCGCCGCTGGTCGGCGTTGTCGACGCCGTGGGGACCGCGGGCCAACGTGTCCGGCTCGACGTGGTCCGGGTTCGGGATCACCGACCGGGCCCGGCAGGACGTGCTCGAGGCGGGACGTAGCGCCATCCGGGAGGCGGTGAAGTGAGCGACACGTTCACACTGACCGCCGAAGTCGACCTGACCCAGGCCCGCCGCGACGTCGACTCGTTCGCCACGACAGACCGGACCCTGACGTTCAAGGCGACGCCGCAAGTGGATCAGTCGGCGCTCGACAACATCGGCCAGGACCTCCCGGCCGTGGACTTGCCGGTCGATGTGGGCGACGTCGACACCAGCGGCGCCGTCGAGGCGATCGGTGAGATCGGTGGCGCCGCCGAAGAGCAGACCGGCAAGGTCGGGTTCCTGCGTGGCGCGCTCGGTGATCTCGGCTTGACGTCGCTCGGGCTGGGCGCCGCCTTCCAGATCGTGACCGGCGCCATC